AACGGTTCTTCGTGTGGATATCTATAGTTTCTTCTAGTTTTTACATCTTTTTCTCCAAAGCTATATTCAACATTTGCTTTATCAAATAAATATTTTGCCGCTTCTAAAAATGTATTTCCTTTTTCCATTAAAACATCAATGATATCAACTGTTTTATTACACCCGAAACAATGGAAAGTATAATTCTTTTTATTGTAAATAAAGCTTGCAGTATCTTCATTATGATATGGACAACATGCCTTTAAATTTTTTTCATCAAAATTATCCAGTTCAAGCAATTCTGCTATTAAAAAAGCGTTTTTGTCACCTAGCTTTTCTTTCGCTTTTTCAATGTCTTTTTTATCAATTAGCATCTACTCACCACCTATACTTTAAATTCTTGCTCATAAAATAACTTTCTGATGCCATACAAAACTTGCACTGGCTTTTGAGAATAATACAATTTTGACGACTCAATATTTTTCCTAATGTATTCTATAGGGACTCTATTTTTAAAAACCATTGTGTTTATTGCTCTATAAGCAATAGGATATTTTGTCTTATCTTCTATATAGCTCATGTACGTATTGACACAATCAGTAATCTCTTGTTTCATACCTGCACAATCCCAATGATAATGTTTCCTATTAATAACCACGGATTCAGAGTCTTTAACTCTGTCCCCGTGGTGTAAACAATATTTATATGCGCAGATATATTCTTTTTCTTTTTTACCTGCCATATCTACCTCTTTTAGTTAAATGGAAGTTCTTCCTCAATACCATCTGGAATACTCATGAATTTATCACTTCCAGGAGCAGGTGTTTTATTAACATTACTTGTAGAGTTTTCAGAAGAATTTTTGCTTTCTGCAAATTCTACCTGTTCTACAATGACATCAGTTGTATAAACTTTAATTCCATCTTTGTTTGTATAACTTCCAGTTTGAATACGTCCTTCTACAACAAACTTCGTACCCTGATGTCCATATTTTTCAATAAATTCTGCGGGTTTCCCAAAAGCCACACAGCTAATGAAATCGGCAGTCTGTTCATCACCTTGTCTTTTGAATCTTCGATCTACAGCCAGAGTAAATCTCGCAACTGCGGATGAATTTTCTCCCTGTGTATATCTTACTTCTGCATCTCTTGTCATTCTTCCCATTAACATTACTTTATTCATTATATTTTCCTCCTATAATTACGCCTGTACTGGTTTGATTTCTTTTACTTTTGCTAAACATTCTTTTGCTGCTTCTAAATCTTTAATTGCATTTGGGTTGCCACTTGGAACATATTCTTTCAGAGCATTCATTAATTCTGCATTTTTTGTGCCACCAAGTTTCGTGCAAAAAGAGATAATTTCTTTTTTGATGGAAATAATATCACCTTCTACATTTTGAGCTGTAGATGCTGTAAATTTAGGTCTTGTTGGTTCAATATCCGATGTATTAGCCCACTTGATAATTTTCTGTCCATGAGATTCTGTAAGTAATGTTGCATTATCATTCTCAAAAATATGAGTATTATCTTTCTGAGGTTCAGCCATATGAGTTTTCTGATCTACTGTAAACGTACAAGTAAATTCGTATTCAAACCCATCTCTCTGTTTCGCTCCTACCCCAAGTTTTTTAACACTTGTTTTACCTCTATCATCTTTTTCAATTTCGTACTGATCTTTTCCTCGCATAGTTGCGATTAAATGAATTGGACTTGTAGCAAGTTTATTGATAAATGCATCGTGTCTTGGAGTTACTTTCGCCCATGCTTGATATGTCCCACCAGCTTTTTGCTGTAATTCAAGACAACCGCCTTTACCATCCCATTCAGGTGATGTGCTGTCCATAATTAAGATGTCATATTTTTCTTCGACTGCAAAATCAATTACATCAGAAAACTGTTCTGGATTAAAAGGTTCTACAAGATCAACAATGTCATAATCAAATTCATTTGCATAGTATCTACCTCTTGCGCCCTCTGTATTAGCAAGTAAAATTCTACAAGGTTTTCCAGTGATTTTTTCGAGTTCTTCACGCATTCCAGTGGCTAATCTTAATGCAGAATATGTTTTTCCACCACCTGACGGAGCCATAAGTGCCACCTTTGTATAAATTTTTTCTCTTACTGCTTTTTGTACTTTAAAAGCCATAGTCTTAAATCCTCCTGTGATTTTTATTCTTTGTTTTTAATATGTAATAACATTTATGTGAACACACTCATATTTGAGTGTAGTAACATGGAATTAAATCTATGATAAAATTCTATGTCAACAGTGATTTATGGGTGCAAAATCCCAAGGGTATGCTGCTAACCACCCATTTTATTTCTCTATTCAATTTCGATTTATTTGGAAAATTCGATTCGATTGAATCTATAAGATTTATTTCTCTTTATTTTTTACTGGTAAAATTGAAATAATGTATCGCCCTGGAAGTATTAACAACTCACCATCTTCTGTTTGAAAATGAAACTGTTCAAATAATCCCATAATATTTATTAATTTTACATTTCTATATCTTTTATAAAACATTATGTCTCTTGTTGAATTAATAAAATTATGATTAAACTTAACATCATCTCGACATCCAGTGCATTCTACATTATAATTCCTGTCAATCATTTGGCAAATCGTTTCATTCCATTTTTTATAGTTATCATTCATACTTTATACTCTCTAACAAATTATTCTTTTATAACTCTACATTTTCCATAACTGCTCTAGCTTCGAGAACAGCAATATAATCTGTCATAACCTTAATCTGTATATTATATGTACTTCTTGGACATGTAGGTTTAAAGTTTAATTCTCCTTTATCCCATTTCTCTAACATATTTTTAAGACCTGTATATCTAATTACAAGCTGTTCATATTCTGCAATAAATCTTTCTTTGTAATCTGCGCTATTCATCATTTCCACTGTTTCTTTTAATGTCTTCATAAATATCGTTCTCCTTTTCTCCGATGAAATTTGGATTTTATATTATCTATCTCTTTCAGACAATGTAATTGTATCAATATCAACTTTAAGTAATCCCTGTAATACCATAGGTGCTTCATCAATCAAAAACTTCTTATGTCCAACTAATGATCTATCTTTTAATAATTCTTGTACTGTCATTGGTTCAGGGATAGATATCCCAATTCTTTCTGCAATATCTTTAGCAACACCTACACCTTTATAATCTGCGCATACAATTGGATATTGTGTAACATGACTTCTATGTACTAAATATGTTGTCTTACCTTTTCCTCTTTCTAAATTACAAATTTCCATATTTAATTTCCTCCATTTATATATTTTTTCATTATCTTTATTCACAATTTAATTCTTGTCTACCGTACAAATCAAAACCAGTACATATTTCATTTAATTCAGATGTATGTTCTGAAAGATAATCCATAATATTTTTTATGATATCTATATCACCAATACCAATTATGCTTGTTAATTTTTCTTTTGGTATGTAGATTTCATATTCGTTACTATCGAATTTAATTGGAATCTTGCCATCGTAGTCTTTACAAGATAAATTTACTATTACATTTGACGGTGATATATTAATTTCCACATCATGCAAATTATCATCCTTTAGGATTTTTGTAATATCTTCTATTACATTAATCATTTATTCTCCTTTTCATCATCCTTATTCACAATTTTGTCAATCTGATCTGTAATATAATCAACTACATCTTTGCCGGTTTTCCCAATTGCTTGGATGTTATCTGTCGTTACATTATCTAGCACAAGCATTGTATACATGGTATCTTTTGATGGAACTGTTGCAAAAAGTAATCCACTAACGCAAAGCCAGATAACTGATTGCTTTAAATGCTTTTTACATGTAGCAATAGGATCTTCATCCTGTTCATAATCCACAGAAGCAATAAGCCAAATAATTGATAATACTACCGCTGCAATTCCAAGTAAAATTAATGCAATAGTAAGCAATCCCTTTAAATTATCAAATAAGTCAATCAAATAAATCAACCAAGGGCTAATAATCGGTTTCATAATTTTTCATCTCCTATCTATATATTCTCCATTTGAAACGAAAGTTTTATCTATAAATTCTCTAACTTTTTTAACTCTTTCTGAGCATTTTCGATAGTTTCTTTAAGATTTCTAATCTTACATTCTCTTTCTGCTAATAACTTCTTTTCATTTTCTTCTTTATCATTCGCATAAAACTTATCTTCAAAGTCCCAATAATCATGTTCATCACCACTCCATGAGTGATTCGATACAAGAAAACTTTTTCTTACTTCAATACTTGGTGCATCCCAATCACATCCATGACCACAACAATGTTTATCTTCTCTATAATCTGGATCACCAGGACTACATTCACAATATCCCCAATTACGTTCATCGTAACTGAATGTAATTTCATATTTAAAATCCGATTCTTCTACACATTCCCAATTATTATTTTCAGATTCATTGTAAAGGAATACATTTACCTTACGGATACAATAATTACTATCTTCAATTACGATATCGTAACTATTGCAATCTCTTAAATCGGAACAAAACTCATCATACAATGCATAATTATCAACTAAATCTTGCCATAATCCAGCAATCAAAAACGGAATATTAAGCTTTTCACTATTTGGTTCTCTATATTCATTCTCGTATTTTAATACTTCAACCAGTCGTTCTATGAAATTTTGAATTGTAATATTGGTACTATACTTCATATGTATCTATTCTCCTTTCAATATCCTTTCATCTCAAATAGTTCTTCTTCATATGAGATACACTCATATCTTTTACAATTGTCCACTGTACATTGAAATTCTCCGCACCAAGGACTTCCATCTCCCATATGATCATATGGACAGTGATAATCTTTTCTACAATATTCACAATTTGTATATTTCTCACACGCCATTTATTCATTCTCCTAATATTTTCTTCACATCAAGCACATCAACCTTCTGGTAATAATATTCATATGGCGATTCGATATAATTTTTATTCAATTTATCATTTACATCATTTACACAAAATACTGTGCATCTATTACCATGACCATCACTATTGAAATGAATTTCTGCGTTATTACATATTTCTTTACCTGTTTCAAACCAATCTTTGAGACACTCAAAACACTTCATAGATTTTTTATATTTCTCATTCATTTTATCTACAAAATATTTTGCCGATTCTTCATCATATGTAATTCCATCTATTACTTCTCCATAGGAATGAGTAATTAGATAAACACTATCTTTTTCATTTTTAATCATACGCATTCTCCCATAATCGCTTTAGCTAATTTATCCCAATCAGATTCATAATCTTCTTTTGATAATTCTGTCAATACTTCATCCATTAGTAAATGTGATATACCGGATTCTCTCGCAGCTTCGATTGCTGTTTTGCCTTTAATGATTAATTCTACAAATCTTGCAATTTTAATATCTTTCATAACTTATCGCCATCCTTTACAAATTCAAATTCTCCATTTGTATATGAATGTAACATCCACCCTTTTACAGTTTCAAACTTATGAACATAATTTGGATGTCCATGTTTCTTTAGCATCTTTTTATTAATTCTCTTCTTTTTATGCCATTTACATGGAATAAGTTTTGAAACTTTAATATCATATTTATCAGGAATCTTAAATTTATCAATATCAAAAGCTTTATATATCTTTTGATAATTAGCAGGTTCAGATACATCAATGCAAAATGAACCATCATATTTATCTAATCGTGATGTATATTTTGTATTATATTCATACCTCAAATCACCATCTTGAATATTATTAATTTGCATAATCAGTTTATCACCATTCATTAAATACATTT